GGGAACCTTGGAGCGCCAAGGCAGTATATTTGCCCCGCTTACGCGCGATCAACCTGTCAACCCGTGAAAATTTCTCATTAAGCTGGTGCACCAGGAAGTTGCCCAGCTTGTTGTTCCTGCAAAGCCTGCTGAAACAAACCAAATGCGGCCTGCTTCTGTTCTTCACTCATCGAATCCCAGGCATTCTTATTCTCGAATTGTGTGAAATCTGAATTATCACCAAGCATTGATGTAAACCAATTGATGATTGCTGGCACATCAAAAGTTGCCGCAGCATCTTGATTCTGAAGAATCATATTCAGGATTTCTTTCACATGCATTATCAAAGCTAACTGATCTAATCCACGCAACCCAGCATGAATCTGGAATTCCAACATTGTTTCCCGGAACTCCTTCACATTGACTTCGATGATGTTTCCTTGTTCATCCAGAATTTCCATTGATTCCTGAAACTCAAAGATATTGTACATCATCATAGGCCGCGTTTTTGACAAAGCTTGTGAGTCTATGATTTTAGCGATCTTGAGATTGCGGCGATTTGACCCCTGCACAGTGGCGGCTGCCTGGTATTGCGTTGCGCGATCCAGGTTTGCAACTTGTCGCAATGTATCCGTTGGAAGAACTTGTTGCATGAATTGATACACGGCTTCAATATCCCGGAGAGCATACTGCGTGTCTGGACCGTCAAAAACCTGGACAAAGGCTTTTCGTACATCAAACTGTGTATCCGTTGTTTTAAATCCAATTTTCCCGCCTGCCAAATCCACATCCGGCTCTTTCAACCCGGGCAAGAAATGCTCATTGAAAAGCGTTAACCCACCCAGAGCTTTGCGGTTTGCACGCTGATGTGTATTCAATTGGAAACTTGCAAACCGCTGATAAGGAATGAGCCATTCCCCATAGGATTTTGTCTGCGGGAAAAACTGGTCATCCAGTGGCATTGCTATTCCAATCGGCAAATATCCATGTGCATTCTTCTGCGGAAAAGCTGCCGTAATGAAATTACCGTTTACAATTTCAATGCGCCAGATGGAAAACTCTTTCTTTGTAGAGATTCCAAAATCGGCTTCTTTTATCCAAATGTATTTATGGACAATCTCAAAGCCTTTGTTTGGTGCTGCATGTGTAATTGTGTTTGCAGAAAGTGTAGCAAACCAATCTGTTTTTGTTGCTTCAAATTGATCGGCCCGAATTTCCGGCCGGATTCTGTGATACGTTTTCACAGGAATGTCAAGATCAATGAATCTTTCAATATCAAAAATCTCATTCTGTTCTGCCATGCGTTCTAGTTGAAAACGTGTCTTGCGTTCAACACAGGCAAACCACTCGCCTTTTCTGTACAGTTCAGTTGGGTGGCATGAATTGTCAAACAAGAAATTATATGGATCAATTACATCATGCGCGTTACCGGAAAAGATTTCCTCATTTGGAATAACACGTGGAAGTCCGGCATCATCATTTGTTACTTTATTTCCTGTAACTGTTTGCCATTCCGGAATCCAGCCAGTGAAATTATACTTCATTGCGTTGAAAAGGCCAATCGCATAATTCGGATAATGCCCGAACAGTTTGTCATGCCGATTCATCACAGCTGCAAATCCGGCCGCAACTTTCTGTTTCTCTTTCGGTGCAATCGCAGAATAGATTCCTTCATCCGGGGCCAGGACGGAAAGCAAAAACGTAATCGCTTCGTCGATTTGGGAGACAATAAAACCCACCGTTGTATCTGTAGGTTTCGGGCCAAAGCCCTTCTTATTGTCACTTTCCCGTTTCGCATCATCCGCGTCCGGAATCAAATACCCGGCAATTTCCCGGTCAATCCATTCAAACTTGTCAATTTGTGGATTCATGTACTCTTTTCCGATATCCAGGCGTTGAGTACAATGAGAAAGTAATTTGTTGTGGTTCTCAAGTGAAATTGAAAGTTCGGGGTTGAGTTGAACTTTCTGTTTAGGTTTTCCTGTTGCCATGAATTAATTCCTCTTAGATTGGCTGGTCGGGATACTGACGCTCCCGTTTATGTATTTATTAAATTCTATTAAATTGCAGATATTTCATACAGTGTTTGTGCCGGTGATGATTCAATCGGCATTATTTCTTTAATAATTTCATCAAGATATGCCGCTGTCATTTGCGGTCCATAAGCCGCCGCATCAATTGCATCATCATCGTTGTTCTTTTTCAATGGGTCATACATTAACAATTGCTGGGTCATCATAAACTCCCCCTCCGTTAATGCATACTGTCCGGCTTTGATAAGTCCGGCCCACGGTGCCAATCGTAAAACCTTTTGTTTCTTCCCCGTCGAAAGTGGCACAAACATCATTTGCGTTTCATCCATTCCATCCATCAATGTTAAATGCCGGAACACGAATTTCAAACTCGCCTGATATGCTTCATCTTCAATTCCGCAAACTCGCACGTGCCACTTTGTCATCATTGCTTTAACATGTGTAAAAAGTGTTACAGGATCAATTCCTGTGTACATCTCATATTCCACGATTTGCCAAAATGCGCCTGTCCAACCATGAACAACAAGTACAGTTTGATGTGCCCACGCCTTTTCACTGATTGCCAAATCCAGCGTTAAAAACCCGTATTCAATATCACCAGGAAGACAGGCCGGTGCATAGAAAATATCCTCCGCTTTTATTAATCCTTTACCACGAGCTAACGGAAGATTCATCATTTCCGCAAACCAAATATCGCTCATTCCGGCCAGCGAATACTCAACGAAATCCCGTTTCAGTTTATCAAGCGTCCACGCATCCGGCCAAAGCGGTTTTCCATTTGCAAGAATACAGCCATATCTTCTACTGTGCCAAAACTCCGAATTGCAATGTTCGTTTAAAAGACTCTTGACATTGATCATGTTTCCAAGGTGGATAATCTTATTATGAAATTTGTCAAGCGCTTTTCGGAATGGGCCATAGAACCACTGTTTAAGCTTCCTAAACAATGGTTCCGTAGCGATGTTATCATTATCTTCGATATCGTCGAGAATTGCAAGTTGCGGCCTTTTATTGTCAACATTGATTCCTCGCACTTGCTGACCTGCTCCCATTGCCCGTAAGATGCAAGTTTTGTCCCCGATTTTGAATATGTAGAATCCGACGCCATCTTGTTTTTTAATCCATTCAACTGGGCCAAAAGTTAGTTTGAAGTTATCGCTTTCGAGAAAATTAACAATATCATTGGTAGCCGGCACAGCAATTGTTGCCGTGTTAGACATGTACACAATGAAGCGGTAATCTGTAAATAGAAAATACCAAACCGCGGCCAATTTCGCCAGTGTAGTTTTTGCATGGTCACGTGGGATCGCACAAACAAAACGCGTCACCTCGCGCAAAGTCATTAAATAGAAAATGTCTTTGTGAAATTCTGGCACTGGAAACGTGAGTTCATCCTCTAAAAAGAATTGGATGAAAAACTCAGCATCGTGTTCCAGCGCTGCAAGGATATGCGCCTTGTTTATTTGGACTTGTTCGGACATTTAAACTATGCGTGGTTATTCTTTTCGTTGTTTTTGTTCTTTTCGTTTTGTGCCCGACGTAGTCGCTCTTCAGAAATGATCCTGTAAAGCCGGGCCGCATTTTCACCCGTCAAAACGGCATTGCTGTCAATAGCAGCATTTTTAGTCAGATTTTGCTTTGTGTTTGTGTTTGTATTCATTGTCGTGTCTCCTGTATTTTTTAAATGAAAATATATCTGAAATTGGAATTTCTTTCCAGTTCTGTAATTTTAATAGATGAAAAATTTCCTCTTCTGTTTCATATTTTTCAAATGGAGTTCCAACCCAACGATAAGAAGTATTTCGTAACCCCCGCATCTGCTGCGGATTAGAAACCCATTTCCATTGTTTTGGTGGTAATCCCCATTGTTGTGCCCAATATTGTGCTTCATGTTTTGCTGGTGCGATTAATATTAAAGTATTAGCATAATGAACTTTAACAATTTCCATGTCGTGTCTCCTGTCTCGCTTCGCTCGTGATCGGGCTACCGCCCTCTTTTGTCTTGTCTCTATTCTATCGTTTTCTGTCGTTTTCCTATCGTTTTCTGTCGTTTTCATTCCAGCGCCGGAATCATCCCCGACACTCCAATCCCTTGCAGTATATTAACTTCTTCTTCAATGTTCAACCCTTTCCTTTCAATCCCTTTTCCCAGCCCATCAAAAGTCTGGACTTCCTGCCCTTTTGGTTTGAACATCTTTTCGATTATGTTGGGCGCCAGAAAGTCATTATCTTTTTGCTCCAACATAACATCATTTCCCGCATCTTGCAATTCCCCTCGTTCGTTTTTCACTTCAAAATTCTGCTGAAGTTTATCAACAAACGTCGCATTCAATGTCAACGTAGTCCGCACATTTCCCTGCCCTACAGCAATTGTTCTCTGCCCGTGAATCCCCCGCCTCGTTGCCCGGTTCGCAACCTGCGCTACTTTGAGGTTGAATTCCGCATCACAATTGTATTCCATTTGCTGAACCAAATTCGCCAGACTTTGACTCTCAATCGCATCCCACCCTTCGTTCATTCGCATGAACCGTTCAATTTCTTCGTTGTTCGTTTTCCCCAGGATTTTCCCGTACTCTTTCCCTTCCTCCGTTTCCCGGTTCTGGATCTGACTAATTCTTCCATCCGTCAAATTCGTTGCCTTTGCAATATCGACATTACTCACGCCCATCGCTTCCATTTTGGCAATCCGTTCAAACAAACTTTTAGTTACAGTATCCATTTTCAATGGCTCCCAGTATCCATTTTCTCTTCCTCTTTTCTTCTTTCGTTTCATCCTAACAATGTTCCTAACCATTTTTGTTCTTTTTTCTCGCCTCTCCTATCATTATACACACATTTCCAGCCATTGCAAGCTATTTATCATTCCACGCACTTTATTGTTTGAGGAAGTTATTAACATGGTTAATAACCTAGTTTTGTTTTTTGTTGTTATTGTAATTTTTTGTTGTAATTTTTTTTATTGTTTAAAGTTTAGGGAAAATGCGTGGTAGAGGATTTATTGAGGGGGGCGCGTGCTCACAAATGGGGGGTAAGTCCCCCCTTCAACTATACAAAGCGAACCACCAGAAGGAATGCAATGACTGACTTCAATAGCATCCGAAGGATTCCTTGACGCTCTTATCAAATTAGTTGTGCGAAGCACTCATTGACCGAGCGAAGCGAGCAATTTCCCCTTGCAAAACAAGTACTTAGAACTACCAAGCAAAAAAAACCCCGGTATAATTAAATACCAGGGCTGTGTGAAATGAAACTGTTATTGATTGTTACAACGTAATCAGTGTGTAAATTGCAGTCAATGCGCCGATGGTAATAATTGCAATTAAAACGCATTGCGCAATCTTATCGTGCTTTGAGCAGTAACCCATATAGCCACCTTGTTTAGTCGGGTCCAGATATTCGGGTATGATGTAATGGACCATGATATTCTCCTTCAAAGTAGCGGCTGCTACCAGTCCAGCATTATGATTGCCAGAACAATGATAACAGCCGCGATTTTTAAAACCTCCTTCATATCCTGGATGTTAATCCATCAGTTTATCAAAGAGTTCATCGTCAAACTTGCCGAGATCCGCTTCAGTTTCTGCACGGGTTTCTTTCCAGTGGATCAGAATTGCAGGATCAAGGCTAATCTTATTCGCATAACCGATCATACGAGTAAGAACCTTTTCCCAATGACTCTGATCCGTGTTCGGATAAACCTGTCCAGCGAAAGGCGCGGACTCCAGCAGTTGCCGCAACAGCGGAACCGTGATACTCGTCATTCCCATTTTGTTCAAAACCTTGACAAAACCGGGACCAATTTCCCGATAAGTCACCAGTCCTTCACCACGGTCAACAGCTAGGAATTGTTCCAGCTTGTCCGGGAAAACGCCCAGCACTTTATCATTGCTGTCAGGCTTAAAAGCCGCTTTCAACTTGCCGAGAACCGCTTTTACGATAAGTCCAGAAATAAAATCCGGGCCCTTCGTATGGTTCTCATCAGCATAACTGGCAATTGAAGCCGCAGCCGGAACCTGTCCAATAACAACAGACAGCAATTTGCGACCGCGCTGTTTTACCAGTTTGGTAACCGGCACGATACCGATACCGAAACCAGATTGCGGACCTTCCGCTGGGACGCCCATCAAAACCGGAATAGACCGCTCGCTACAGCCAGCATTAATCGCGGTAATCTTTTCCACGGCTTTTGCCATGTCTTCGGGAGCGAAGAATTCCGGGCGAACCTTAAAAAGGTCTTTTGCTTCTTCCGCGGCTTCAACAACTTCCGGCTGAACTGGTACGGATTCTACTGGCGCGTTGTTGGGATTGTGCATTGTCGCTTGTTCGTTCATGTTGTCTCCTGTGGCCCTGGGGCCGGTTGGCTGGTGGGGCTGAATTGCTCCACCAATATATAAGTATAGCAGGTGTCAAGCCGATTGCTAGCGATTCAAGGAAATAAACCGAAATAAACGAAAAATAAATGGTTTTCCTGGATAAATCAGGGATTTCGCAACAAAACCGTCATTTCTTTGGCAAATTACGCGGTACTAGCACAACATACCAATGTTTAATAACAACAGGGAATAGAAAACATGGAAGATAATAACCTAACATATAACCTAACAACTAACATAACAACTAACCTAACCTTTCCTTCCATGGGATTTCACCCCTCCCTACCATAATCCTAATCGTACTTGCCCCCTTAGAGCACTCTAAACGCGGTCTGGTTTATACACCAATACAATACCGCCGTATACACCAATTAATATTACCCTATATACACCGATCAATATTACTCTATATACACCAATAGATTAGACCCCCCTATAAAGAAATTAGAAGAATATAATTTGTATTTAAAATTTTGGGTGGGGTCTATATTCCTATAGAGTAAGATTAAATAGAGTGAAAAAGAGTAAAATCATGCCTTGATTGGCCTCAAAACGTAGTTTGAGTGTTTTAAGGGGTCGATTAGGATTAGGATTGTAGCCAGGAGGGGCCAAAATGGATGTTAGGAAAGGTTATGTTATTTGTTAGGAAAGGAATTGGGTTATTATGAAAAGAGGGAATGAAAATAATAAGGAAAACACGAAAATAAACGGGAAAGCCTATTGATTACAAAGGGAAAGTGTGGTATAGTGGGGGTTCAAACAAAACAGAAAGACAGAGTGAAAGGAGAATACAGCATGGCAAAAAATACAGCAAAATTGAAAGGCAGAAAAAAACGGAATAGTAATGTGTTAGTAAGGAATAACCAAACAAGAAACCACATTACACCAAGCGGTAAACGACTGCGGAAGGAAGCGTGGTTAAAAGAGCAACAAAGGAAGTTACAGGATAGTGAGATACAGGGAAAGTACGAAAAATTAACTACTGTTAGTAGTGAGACATTAAAGATAAGAACAAAGGAAGCCGAAAGAGCAGGAATTGAAAACAATATTCAAAATACAATTACTAAAAGAACAAATGATATTGAAAACGATCAAGACAACATTAGCGAATTAGTTAATTTGTTTGATGGGGAACTGATAGAGTTAACAAAAGTGTACTGCTCGAAGTCGGGCGCTTTTCTATTTGAATACAGCAATCAGATGGTCCAGGAAAGCATTAAGTTATTAGGCGTCGAAAAAACAAAGGAATTTTTAAAGTTAAAAAGAAAAACCGAAAAGCATTACCATCCGATAACAATTTACAATAATCCTGAGAATTTACGGGAATTGAATGATAAAAACCCGGTTCTTTATTGGATAATAGCAGCCAATAAATTCTTTAATTCTAGTCCGGAAACTTTAATTGAAATTAATGAAGCATTACAAAATAAAACAATCAATCTCACGAGTATTGTTTACTGTAATGAACTATTGAGGCGCTATCTGGGATTGTCGGCTGCCGGAAATTCAGCTATCAGTCAATTGCACAAGAAAACCCTGTACGTCGATAACAAAGGAATAACAACCAATAAAGTAGTTTTCCTAAGTTTGTTCGATGTAGTAAAAAATCAAGAACAATTCAATGAATTTACCAGTCAATTAAAAGCTGAGATTTACAACCTCATTAAATCACACTGCAAAGTAAAACGCGGCGAGATATTGCAAGAACAGCAATTATATTTAATTGACCTGGCAATGATAAAGAATGCGCTTTGTGGTGATACTAGCTATTTTCGCCAAAAGAAAATCAGAAACGCAACACAGGAAGAAAGCATTAAATTCGATATGCTTGAGATTTTCGATGATGAAATGATTTCAAGCATGAAAAAAATGGATAGCCGGAGAGATCATCTCGATAATGATCCACCAGTACCTTTACATATCAGAAAAGAACGACAGAAAATCAAGGATATGCAAGAACAAAGCGATAACTTTGATATTGATGCATTTGAAACAATCTGCGCAGCGGCAACCAAAGTCATAACAAAAGATAATTTTGCAGAAGAAAAAGAATTCGATTCAGATGGTGCGCCGCCAAAACCGACATCCAAAGTAAAATCTTCTAATCCTTTCGCGGGTATTTTCTAATGAGTAGTATTAATCAATGGTATGATCAGCAGCAATTTTCTAAAAAAGATGCAGAAAAATACTATAAAACAAATGTCATGGTTAATACCAGAAAATTCCCTTTTATCGTTGTAAATAATGATAACCATTATCAGATTATCTTTGGAATTGATCAAGACCATGCAGAGTGGATTGCAGTAAAGGAATTTGGATTCTTTAATCCGATTGCCTTGCATTTTGAAAGCGTAGAAAATCTGAAAGATGCAAAGCTGGTTTTAAATTTAATGGAAAATTCAGGAGAATAAAATTCATGTCCCCGAAACCAAATCCAAAACCAAAATCAAATCCAAACGCGCCGTCGTTTGCTGATCTTTTAAACTCAGCAAAAACAAAACGCAAACAAACAGAAGAAAAAACTCACAATATCCTATTCGGTACAGGATTAACAAAACGTGCTGGGGAACGCCAGGAAAAGAAACTAGAAAAACAAGCTGAAAGAACATTCGACGCTGATAACTTTAAAGATATAACTGGCGATTCGATTGCGCCCGATGGTATTGTTTTAACTCCAGAATTCACTGCTGACACACTACCCTCAACAATGATGGATAGCAATATCCATCTTGATAAAGATCAGCACAAAGCACTTATTGGATTGGAGTTTGAAAAGTTTGGCTGTATTGTTGGCGGCGCGGGTACAGGTAAAACAACAGTATCAAAACAATTGATTGCACAGATTGAGAAAACAATTCCAACAATTGACTTAAATCAGGCCAGACTTGAGAAAGATAGGAAACCAGTCCCCGATTTTCACATTGGACTTTTAATCTGTTCTTTCACAGGAAAAGCCGTGCAGAACATCAAACGTGCTTTACCTAAAGAATACCACGCATTGTGCGATACAATCCACGGCGCACTAGGCTACTGTCCTGAAGTTACAGAATACCTAGACAAAGAAACTGGTGAATGGAAAGAAAAGAGAATCTTTACACCAACTTTCACCGCCGTAAATAAACTCCCGTTTAAATTCGTTATCATTGATGAAACCGGAACCGTTCCAATTACACTATGGAACAATCTAATCGCTGCATTACCTTATGATTGTCGCGTGATAATGATGGGCGATATAAACCAGATACCGCCAGTGCAAGGTCGTAGTGTTTTAGGTTTTGCAATGAATCGCTGGCCGACGTTTGGACTTGAAAAAATCCACAGGCAAAAAGGCGACAGTGCAATCATTCCAAACGCCTATGACATTTTGCATGGAAAAGAACCAGAACAGGATGATCAGAGTTTTTTGATTCTGGATTTACCGGGAGGGTCACTAGATACTCTAGAATACACTTGCAACGTGATAAAGAAACTTCACCAAAAAGGGAAATTTAATCCCATGGAAGATTCTTTAATCGTTCCACAAAACAAAAGTGTAATTGGTCAAACTCACATCAATGAAAAACTGGTAAAGTATTTCAATCCAGTAAAGAAAGTAAACGGAATTCCGATAAACCCTAGGATTATCATTAAAGCCGGGTATCACCAAGTTATGTTTGCAATCGGTGACAAGGTAATGATCTTAAACAATGATAGACGTGTTGGATTGACAAACGGCATGGTTGGAATTGTTGAAAGTCTCGGCCCGAACCCCGCTTTTAAAGGTGAAGCGCAAACTATGTTATCGGAAAAGAATTTCGATGATATGTTTGATGATACTAATCTGGATTTTTCAGATCAATTAGCAATAGTCGAAGCAGAGGAACAAGCAAAAACTGCGGAAGAAGAATTAGATGAAAACGAGCGCCAAGCTAGTCACATTATGAAAGTGAAATTCCAAAACGTGGATGAGCCGGTGACTTTCCAAACGGCGGGCGCTTTCAAAAAGCTGGCCCATTCCTATGCAATAACGTGTCACAAGTCGCAAGGCGGCGAATATCCGACAGTGGTTATCCTATTGCATTCCGCCAATATGAATATGTTAACAAGAGAATGGTTGTACACTGCTGTAACAAGAGCACAAAAAAGAGTTATTCTTTTATGTAATAAAAGAGGACTAGCGCAAGCATTAAGATCACAAAGAATCAAAGGGAAAACAATAGAAGAAAAGATGAAGTACTTTATTGAACTGGAAGCGAACGAGACTACTGAAGTCCCGAATTTGCCAGCACCAGAAAAGATTGTAAACGAAGAGAAACTACAGGAGATATTACACTAATCATTCAGGAGAAACACCATGACATTTAATCAATACAAAGTGAACCGTTATGCGGAAAAGAAAGTTAAAATTTCTTTCCGCCGGGTAATGGAACTGGAAGAAAACCCCGAACTTCCATTAACACAGGAAGAAATCGCCGATGGCTGGCACCGATGCCCGGACGGGAATTTTCTGTTGGTACATCCTAACATGCCAGAAAGTGATGCCTGTCTTTGTGGAATTGCAATTAAAGGAAACACGTGAAATGAAAAACAAACACCTAAATCCGGCCAGAAACCATGCGGAAAAAGAAACGTTTTCTGCTTATCAAAAGCGCCGCCAACAAATGAACAAGTTGACCAATTATAAATTAAAGCATGGCGTTTTAGTTTATAAACATGCGCTTCCAATTCCTGTACAGGTATCTCCAGGAAAAACGGAACTCATGCAACCGGCTAGAATTCCATATCGTCGCGGCATGGAACTGACAAATAGCCGGACATAATAACAAGTAAATTCATGAAAGAATTGCTTTACAGGGAATTTCGCCTAAGCGCCGCCGTTATGCTGGCAGGCAACACTCTAGGGTTCCCCGCTTGCGGGGGCCTCAACCCTAGGGTGGTGAGTGTTACATAACAAGGGAAAAATTCGTTTTTCTGTCAAGCAATTGTTTAAAGAATTTATGGAAATTTAAACCCAAAACATAAACATGAACCCCGAACTCCTCCATTGCGTAGTTTGCGCCGCCCCGATTGCAGTTGTTTTTGATTCTCCTTCTATTGCAATTGGGGATTCTTTTTCAAAAGAAAAAACAGATCAACTTAATGAACAACTCAATGAACAATATTGTCCTGGCTGCGCACTTTCTATTTTTGAATTAACAAAAGTGATTGAAAATGGTTTTTCAAATGAAAATAATAAAAAGATTAAAAACATTTATTTGAAAAGTGATTTAAAAAATGATTTTAATTTAAGTTCATTTGTTTGGTACTATGAAAGTGGAACACCGCGATATAATTTTATAAAAAATTTGAAATATTTTATTAATTTACTCGACACGGGAGACACAACATGAACACCGGCACATTTTTTACTTATAAAGAAAAAAGAAGAAAACATCATATTTTTGGAACGGGTATTCCATCTTTACGATTAACAGAATTAGAAAAAGAAAAATTTGATCAAGAACAAATGCTTCTTTATCTTAAATATTATAAACATGAACGTGATCGTTGTGGTATTTATGCAAGTAATCAAGATAAATATGTTCATTCATTAGATGAATTTAATAAATGGGATGATAAAAGAACAGAACTTTTGTATCAGAAATTTAAACACTTGCTTGTTAAATAGTATGTTATTAACATGTTAATAACAACTGGAGAAACAAAATCAAGTGAATTACCACTTGACAAATGGGTTGAATTCTGTTATAATGTATGCTCATTATCAAATAAATTAAGATTGTTTTAGGAGAAAACAAAAATGTCCGCAGCGAAAGATGAAATCATCGCTTTTCTTAAAACTACGAAAAAAAGTGACACGCACACTTTTATGTTACAAGGCGATAAAGAGGAAGCAAAAAGATTTATTCAGTGTATGCGGCAAGAACTTTCACGAATGCGTGATAAAGTAAAACGTCGGCAACACTATCCGAAACCGTTTAAAATGATTCTTAATGAAATGGTTTATGATTCTGATATGAATCGTACACGAGTTACTTTAACAAGAAATAGAAAAAATGAAGTAATTACTGAAGCGTTAAAAGATGTGTTTGATGAGCTTGATGGAGGTCCCTGTGTTCAACTCAAATAATAATGGAAATGAAAATGAAAAACCAAATCCTTTTGCAAATCTAGCAAAAGCATTATCAAATCCAACACAACAACCAACACAATCAACACAACCAAAACCGCAAGCAACACAACAACTAACACAACAAAAATCCACACCTCCCTTTGTTGCTCCCGAAGCTGAATCTGTTCATGTTGAAAACTTTGAACAGAAACAAGGCTTAGATGCGCTTGAAAAATATCAATTTGAATCACAGCCAGAAACCTTTTCTGAAGATCATGTTGCTGTATTTCATTCTCAACTTCAAAAACTTCGGGCAAATTTTCAAACACAGGAAGTTCATAATAATCTTTTAACAACACTGGCGTATTTGAAATCACATTCAGAATTAAAAGATATTCTTAAGCCTGAAGATATAAACACCATGGTCCAGGCTTTGCAAATCTCATATGGCGCTACAATTGAAAAACGGCAATCAAACAAAGCCGCAACTTCAAAGCGTAAACAAAAACAAAATGATATTGAATCTTTCATGGCTGACATGATGGTTTAATGGTCTAATCATGCAAACAACCATGCAAATTCAATCACCATTCGATTTACGTTCCCTTCGACTCTCGCATTCCACACGTGAAAGCTTTCATTCATGTGCGCGTAAACTTGAATTCACAAAATTCCATGGTCACAGTGGCTGGGATGATTCAATTGCATCTGCCTGTGGCCGCGCTTTACATGCTGGATATCAAACATATCTTACAACAAACAATAAAGAAAAAGCTACTTTTGACATGTTAATGGAATACCCATCGACACTTGTTGAATTACAATTTCTTCCCCGTCCATTACAAATACGTTCCATTGAAGCAATGTATTCTACATTAATGGAAATGTTTAACAATTCAATATTAGGAACAGGCGAACTTGCACAATTTAATTTTGAAAATTCTGGACTTCGACCAGCAATTGAAGTACCTTTCCAGATTAATTTCCTCAATTTTTCTTTATCTGATACTCATTTCATCCCTGTCTATTACGTTGGGTTTATCGACTTTGTTCTTTATAACGTATTAAATAATGAGTTTACAGTTGTCGATATAAAAACTCACCGCGCGCAACAACATGATCTTGAACCTAAATTCAAATTTAGTGATCAATGTCTTCCTTATGCACTTATTCTTGAGCGCATTCTCGGACACCCAGTTGAAAATCTTCGTGTTATTTACCTTTCAACTTATATAGATATTGAAGAGCCACGTGTTCAACAATATAAATATACAAAAACAAAAGAAGACATTGAAAGCTGGACACGTGGAATGTATCTTGATCTCCAATTAATAAAAACATATTATCAAAATAATTGGTTTCCTCGTAGAGGAAGCAGTTGCTTTGGTTTTAATCGCCCGTGTACACATTTTGATTATTGTGAATCACGGGACGCAAAGACAATTCAATTAATGCTTGAAAGTCACAAAGTGAAAAAAGAAGAAAAGAAAATTGAACCCTGGGTAACGATTGATCTTGAAATGAAGGCAGCGTGAAATGAATCAAAAAGATAAAATTCTACAGCAAAAAGAAGTCTATATTGAATGGCTTCTTGCTCATCCATATGCAACGTGTTGGACTTTTCAAAATACACTTGGAAATGAACTTTGGAAAGCTCGACGTGCAGGAAAATTCTTTAACTTAATTAAAAGGAAATATCGTCATGCAAACAAGTAATCAAACCAAACAAATCAAAAAACCTGTACTTTCTTTACGTCGTTTTCGTAAACTCAAAGATAATCCATTTGCAATTTTCGATAAAGAAAAAAATACAGTCTATCATGCAGGGTCAGTTCAAGACGCAGAAATACTAACTGTGTTATTGAATAAATTGCATAGAACTGGAACAATAGAAACACAAACTTTGGACTTGTCATGAATAAAATTCCTCACAACCAATGTCGCTTACCATTATTTACAATTGTAATTGCAACGGTAATTATGGTTGCTGATTGCAGTACAGCTGCGTTTGCTGAATCACCACGCATTTATTCAGCGCCAGATTCTCGCGGACACAGTAAATATCTTGGTAATTACAACACAAATAAATTTGATCCACGTTCTATTTCAAATCCACATTCTCGATACGGTTCTTCGTATTCACCTTCTTCTGTAAATAATCCACATGGGAGATTTGGATCTATTTTTTCTCCTTCATCGAGGAATAATTCTAATCTTTGGAATGGAACATTATCTGATGAGTAGTGAAAATTTTAATTCAGATAAAATAAAATTTGCTCCACCAATTTTTCCTTCAATCATGGCGCCAAATGGCTTTCTTGATCAATTTCGAGAAAGTCACGCTCTTTGGTATTATTATTTGTGTGCGCGTCAAGCATATGAAGCAAGTGTTGTTGATCCAATGGAATATGAGGGGGAAAAAGATTCACAAGTAAATTACTTTGAATTATTTAGAAACATCGCAAAGATTTATGGTGTTCAGCCAGAAAATATGGCAAATTGTTGGCATCAAATTGATGCACAATGTGGAGTTAGTTTACTTCCAAAACTTCCAGATGAAGATAGATACAGATTCAACAAGAAAATAATACTTTCATAGATGTATACGCATGTACACGAATGTACACGAATGTACACGATGGATACATTATTAACGGAGTTACATATCATGCAAATTGAAATCAATTGTGAACACACCCGACAAACATTGGCCAGAATTTATAATACTATTGTTCCTCGCATAGGTGAAGGGCTTCATTTAGATCCAATAAATAATACACAACAACCAATTCATGGGCTTATTACTGAAGTTAATTGGGATTTTACAGACATTCCCCGTGTTAGAATTTATATAAAACAATGAATACTACTTTTCAAATAGATGAATTTGAATGGGAATCAAATAAGGATAATTTTTATTCTTATGCTGACGCAATTAAAGCTATTTTTCCAGAAATAGCAAAACAACATCCAAGAATTAATTTTATTCTCGCACAAATTAAAATGTATAATCATGAACTTGATTCTATTATGACAGATTTACAGGACACTTCTAATGCCGACACTGAATGAAACACTTGAACAAAATACATATTTTCGTATTCTTGAATACGGTTCTGCCATGACAAAGAAAACGTGGTGGGCTGGACGCGCAGCGGAAGCCGGGTTTAATGTTTTAATACTTGATTGTGATGGAAAAGTCGGTGTATTAAAACAGCTCTCTTCAGCTGCAAAAGAGCGTGTATTTGTAATTGATATTATGGATATGCCTTTGCGTGCTGTTGCTTCTGAATTCATGACATATTTTCTCACAACAAATAAACTCCTTTGGAACACGCGCACAAAACAAAAACTTCATTCACTTTCCCCTGAACAAATTCAGACTCCTGAACTTCTTAAAGACATTATCCTTATTGAACCAGAAAAATTAAATCGTAATTGGGTCATTGTTATTGATTCATACACAGCACTTGTTGAATCTCTAGTCAACCGTTTTGCACTTGAAAACAATATTGATCTTTCAGATGCAAAAAAGGTTGATTGGGACGGTTATGGTTTTACTGGGCGCATGGCTTCATGGATTATCTCAACACTGAAACAACTTTTAAAATGCCATATTATTGTTATTGGACATAAAGACATATATGAAAAAAGAAAAACAATAATTGTTAACGGGCGAAAAGAACAGACAATTGAATGGCAACGCCAGCAACCAAAATCTACATCTGGTCCACATGCTATGTTGCTTGCAAAACATTTCACAGACATTTTAATTTTTAAATTAATTGGAGAACAATTTAAAATAGAAGTACGTGCAAGTTCAGAACAAGATGGTGGAGGGATTTTCATTCCACCAAATCTTTACACTTGGGATGAACTTTCTTTTACAAAAGCATGTGTATTTGCAGGGATGCCAATCCCTGGTGAACATCCAACCCCGGACTTTTCATTATCAATTGAACAGGCACAAACCTTTGTTACAAAAGGAAAACGTGCAACTCCCTTAACTCAATTATCAGGAGGTGTAATCACACCAGAAACAAAGGAAAAAACTACACCCACAGTTTCACCCACGGGTTCAACATCACCGTTTCAAGATCTTTTTAAAAAATAGTAAAGCAGGAGACATACCATGATTGTACGTGAATTGATTGAGGCATTACTTGATTTCAATATGGCAGCGGAAGTTACTCTTCTTGCAGATGATGAAAAACTTCCGATTACAAATGTTGAGGAGGACGAAGAAGACGCTGACGTAGTAATTTCTATTGATTAATTCTTAAATTAATTTATAGATTAATTTTATCTCTTTCTATTATTAAAGGTATTTAAACATGAGCGAAGAAAATGTAGTTGCAATTGGAACAGAAGCCAGCAATGATTTGCAGCAGGTTAACATGCTTGACCTTGCAAACATTGATTTGACTAACGTTGAAGAATTTCGTTTTTCAAATCGTCAGGCCGGACTTTACGATTGGGAAATTAAGAAAGCAGAAATTGTTCAGGTTGAAGCAAAAGGTATTGCGCGTGCAGCAGTTGTTTTTGAACTGGAAGTTCTCAACTGTTTGACCTTGGTTGACAAGAATGCTGATCCTGCTGAACAGATTGGTGAACAGCATCGTGAAACATTCTTTATCATTGATCCGAAGAAATCAATTGGCCAGGTCGTTGCATTCATTCATGACATTGGACACCTCGGTCAGGGACCGTTAACAGCTGTTTTAAATGATGTTCAAGGTCTACGTTTTCGTGCTGCCATTCGACAGACGAAAGACAAGAATGATACCAGTAAAGTGTATTCAAATCTGGATCGCAATACAGTTCAGATTTTGGAAACTGATGGTGGTACCGGAGAAGAAGCGCAAGTGTCAGTATATGGTGGTACCGGAGAAGAACCGACACCGGCATTTGCTGGCATGGGCAATTAAAACAAAAGATAGAGAATCACAAGTTCAAGTAAAGTAAATACAGGCAGAATCTTTAATGGATGAAAGATTCTGCCTTCTTTTTTGGAGACTGATAAAATTCAAATGAAAATTCTTTGGC